CCATTATTGTACCTGACTGCTCTGGCCTCTTTGATGGGGTCCTCACTATCCGTGTGGGCTCTACCATGGTGGTAAGATATTATCTTGTCAGATCCTATAAACTGCATGGTGATGGACTGATCTATAGTTGAAATGTAGTCAAGAATCTGAAGAACAGCCTCTTCTATGGTGATGGATCCTGTCAAATAGCTCATCATGACGGGCTTTATGCATTGAGGATTGACCACCTCCTTTAGAGTGGCCAGCTTGTCAAAGTTTCCAATAGTGGCAGTGGTTAGATCTTCAAAATCGCAAGCCGCTATTCTCATGCATTCTGCAAGTGGAGGGGGACCGTTGGAGATGTCTATAATAAGGTCGTATGTCTCCGGTTCAGAGTCTTCCTCTCCGGCGTGATACTCCTCCATGAGCTTTGGATATAAGTTCTTTGTTAGGATGGAATTGACTAACTCAGCATAGGAGGGCACTGCTTCACGTGATGGAAATCTGGAAACAGCCCTCTCTTTCAACTTGTCATAACCCATTTCGTCGAAGCTTCCTCTGCACATGTACTCCTCTTTATTGCGGGCCCCATCTCTCGGAGCTGTAAAGGAAAGGCGCCTATAAAGGCCCTCGGGTGTGTGGTCTCCCAAGGCTAAGGCGTAAGTGTCTTTTGAGAAGATTCTTGTGGTCTTCATTATTTTAAAGTTTTCACTCAATAGAACTATTGAGAGAGGGTGGATAGCATCATAGAAAGAACAATAACCTTGTGGGTTTCTAACAACAAGATCTTCTATCCAGTAAACACATGGGTGCTCATAGTCTATGAAATCTGAGTCCACTTTTACGAGGGGTATCCCGAATTTAGTCGAGAGCTCCTTTGCGGTGGTCTCATGCAATCTAGACTTGCCTACACCCGGCTTACCGAATAGAGTGAAGACGTGGGGTCTCAACACATTTAGATTTTGCCTGGTGGTCAGTTTTGCCTGGGCTTCTATCTCGGCGACAGAAATAGCCAGGCGTTTCTGGTAGTCCACCTCAAATTTCTTGTACTGCTCCACTATCCTTGCTATTATTTGCTCTTCGGTGATGAAGATCTCCTTTCCATCAGGTCCAGCGATTGAAAACTTTAAATCCTTGCTCTCATCATTCTGATCTGAATATCTGTCTTGGTCTTCCTTTCTGTTGGCATCAACAAGCTTGATGGGGTTCATTCTGCTGAGGAGGGCGTCGCTAGCAGAGTCAGACATTCCATATGCGTTACCATAGTCTATAGCACCTGGATTTTTATTAGAGATAGTAAATACAATGCCAAAACCTGGTATCTGACATTTAACAAAAGCAGAGTCCATATTGCAAGGGCCGGAACTCAACAGTGAAGTGTAACACGACAAAGTAAAGTCTTCCTTTCCTGCAAACAGGAACTCATCAGCTATGTAAAA